GACGTGGCGAACTTAGCCACAGCTCCCACAATCGGATCTATCTTGCTGGCTAACTCGGTTAGCTATCGGGTGGCGTCGATTGATACTTCTATCGGTAGTTACGTGCTCGGTTTGCGAGAGATTTAACCGTGGCCACTCGAAATCCTAAAATCTCCATTTACGCAATCGCCGGGCACGAGGCGCAATTCATGCAGCGCTTTGTAACTGCATTTTTACCATACTGCGATGAGCTGGTAATTTGCATGGCCCAGGGCGCTCGGCCTGACGATGGCACGCGGGCGATTGCCGAAAAGTCAGGCGCTAAGATAGTTGAATATAAAAACGCACCGGCAGGGGCGAGCTGGCCCCACGTCGACAACTTTGCCGCCGCCCGCAATACCGCATTGGATGCCTGTACTGGCGACTATGCGGTATGGGTGGATTGCGATGACTTGCCACATAAAGACCTTAAAAACGCTCTTAAAAGGGGCGTGGAAGCGTTTGAGCAGAATCCCAAGCTCGGCATCTATGCAGGCGTCTATGACGTTATAAACGCCAAATTAAGGCCAGTACGTGAGCGCATGGTGCGGCGTATAGATGGCGTATGGTCTGGCAGGTGGAACTATGCCGTACATGAGGCGCTGTTGCCTAATGCTGGGCTGGAATCTGTGGGCGAGCAGACGGTATGGGTGGAGCATCACCCCGGTGGTTACAAGGCGGGTAGCGCCGATCGGAATCTGCGCATTCTTCAGGGTCAGTTAAGCGAGGCAGGCAAGTATGCGTACTACTACCAGCAGGAACTTTTCCTAGGTAATCGCAGGACAGAATCAGAACCGTGGTCACACGTTGCGGCCATCTGGCCGGGGCAAGAGGCCACGCTGGCTTACGAGGCTGCCTGCAATCAAGCGACAGCTACGCAAGATCGCACGGTCAGAATTGGTTTATACCAAAAGGCACATCAGATGAACCCTGGGCGCAGGGAAGCGATTTACTATTTAGCCAGGGAAGAGGCCAGCGTGGGTGCCTGGTTGCAGGCTTATCACTTGCTAAAATCGGCAATGGTTCAGCCCGATCCGGGCGTAAAGATCTGGAACGCCCAGCGCACCGTGTACGACTTTGAGTGCATTGATCTATACCTCGCGGCCTGCAAAGCCGTGGGCGATACGGCCGAGGCAGAAAAGATTGAGAACATGTGGCGGGCGCAGAAGCCCGTAAAGATTACCGTTTGCCACGCCACCCGAGGCCGCCCACAGGAAGCGATCAACGCCCGCATCTTGTGGATGAAAAAGGCGGCAGATCCAGCGTCAGTCGAGTGGATCTACTCAGTCGACGATGACGACCCAAAAGCGGACATGCTGAAAAATTGGGGAATCGTTAAAGGTAAGGGCGGATGTATTGCTGCTTGGAACAGGGCGGCCGAAGTAGCCCGTGGTGAAATTATCATTCAAGGCTCCGACGATTGGGACCCTCCGCTACATTGGGACAAGATAATCAGCGACAGGATTGGCGATACCAGCAAGCCCAAGGTACTGGCGATTTCCGACGGCCACCGCAAAGACGATCTGTTGTGCATGGCAATCCTCACAAAAGCACGACTGCAAGATCAAGGCGCAATGTTTGCCGCCGAATATGACGCTTGCTCCGGCATATTCTCGGATAACGAATTTTCTAAAAGAGCCGCATACGACGGTGTGATCATTCCCGCTAAGGATATCGTATTCACTCACAATAATCCGCTCTTCACCGGCGCGGCGCAGGATGCGGAATTTAAACGCCACAACGCCAAGGAGAACTACGAGCTTGGCGAAAAGATATTCAAGGAGCGGAATCCGTGATTCACACCCACAACGCACTGCGTTTGGGCGACAACCTGGTGCAGTTAAACTTTCTACGTAGGCTATGCCTGCAAAATCCAGATATTGAGATCACGCACTATCACAATCCAGAGCTGTGCAAGTTTGAGGAGATTGATGCCTTGCGGAGCGACATGTCTTTACGGCTACGCATTCGACCAATCAGCGAGGCGCCAGCCGATAGTATTGATTCTTGGCGTAATGCAGGCGGATATTGGGAGCGTCATCCCGACAAATTAAACTTCGCCAAATTTCATCTATGTTGGTTCGAGGAACTGGCCAGCAGGATGTGCGTAAAGAATCCGATCCGGAAAGTCGATGACCTCCTTTTTGACTATCCAGCCCTAGATTCCTTTATTCCGATGGCGCCAGACTGCGATATTGTCGTGATAAATTCGCCAGGGCTGTCTGGTCAATTTACAAACTTTAACCCCGACGATTTTCGCAACCTAGTATCTAAACTAGTTAGCAAGGGCCATCGGGTAATCAGCACAGTCGATACTGGATTATGCCCGGCATTTGATGGCAAGAATGTGACTTGGATAGGGGCGACGGCTGCAAAGGCTAAAGCCGTCATCGGAACATCCACCGGGCCGAGCTGGCCGTGCCTAAACGTTCACAACAAAAACGCCTTCCACTTGCTGTGTGCAGATACCGAGACAGTCATATTTACCGAACGCGGCCAGATGGCTAGGAGCGCATTTCACGCCCTGCACATTCTTGAAGAAGAAGGCTTACTGTGAAGAAGGAGCTGACTCAGGCGATGGATTTATTGGCGGCCGATCCGGCCGTCAGGTTTATAGGCTACGGGGTAAAGATAGGCGGCCGGGCGGCAGGCACGCTCAATAATGTTTCGGATTCACAACTGATTGAAACGCCTGTCGCTGAAAATCTGATGGTAGGACTAGCCACGGGCCTGAGTTTAGCCGGGCTGAAGCCCGTCGTCTTTATTGAGCGGATGGATTTTATTCTCAACGCACTGGACGCCATCGTGAATCACCTGGGCGCAGCCCAGCATATTAGCTGCAATCAATTCAAGCCTGCCGCCATCTTGCGGGTAGTCATAGGCAATAAAAGCAAACCGCTCTACACGGGGCCAACCCATACGCAGGACTTCACCGAAGCTCTTAGGAAGATGATCGATTTCCCAATCGTCGAACTAAAGAAGGAGAGCGTAGTGAGCGAATATCAAAACGCATTGCAAAGGCTGATCGCTGGGACATCCACCATGCTGGTCGAGCGAAAGGATGAATGGTGAAACAGAACAAGTACAGTGATCTTAAAATCTTTTCGTTCCCGGATAAGATCGCCAGCTTTCGCGACGATATTATCACCGCACCCATATACGTGCGGATTAAGCCGACGAATATCTGTAACCACGCCTGCCGTTTCTGCGTCTATTCTGACGGCACAACTCGGCCAAAGGATCGGCCTGACTTGCACCTGCAGGCTGGCATGCACACCAGCATGAACGAGAGGGACGTGATGCCACGAGATAAGGCACTAGAACTAATAGAGGATCTTTCAAACATAGGAACAAAGGCCGTCACCTTCAGCGGTGGCGGAGAGCCTTTGCTGCATAAAGACATTGTCGAGATTATGACTAAGACAGTTTCGTCTGGGTTGGATCTATCCATTATTACCAACGGCCAACTACTTGCGGGGGAAAGGGCAGAAGTATTGGGCAAGGCAAAGTGGGTGAGGATTTCCATGGACTACACAAGCGCAGAGCAGATGGCATCTAGCCGTAATGTGCCTGACAGATCGTTTGATTCCGTGATGCAGAATATAAAAAACTTTTCCAACACGAAAACAGAGAGCTGCGACCTTGGGATTAACTTTATTATTACCCGCTACAATTACGAGGGACTAGTTCCGTTCGCTAAACAGCTCAAGGATTCAGGCGTAAGTAATGTCCGCTTCTCGCCCGTTTACGTGCAGAACTTTAAAGAATATCACAACACGATTGCAACCAGGGTGCGGGAGCAACTGGCCGAATGCCAATCCTTTTGTGATTCAGATTTTACCATCAACACGACCTATGATCTGGATAGCCCAAGTAAGTCGCCCGTTCGGCCATTCCATCGCTGTCTTTACGCTCAGGCCGTTTGCGTGGTAGGCGCGGATCTTAATATCTACGCATGCCACAATACCGCATACAGCAATCACGGCCGCATCGCCTCCATGAAGGATCAATCATTTAGCCAAGCATGGTTCGGAGAAGAGGCGAGAGCATGGCATAAAAACTTTAACCCTGGCGTCAGTTGCCTGCATGAATGCGCAAATCACGGCAAGGTGGCACTATTTGAAAAGCTGGCCACCGATAGTCACGATGCCTTTGTATGAACAAGCAGGATCTGATTGATTTTGAACTGCGCATTAAGGCGCTATTTGAGCAGGGCAAGCTGCCATATCTGATTCACCTATGCGGTGGAAACGAGGATCAGCTCATCGAGATATTCAAAGACATCAAGCCAGGCGATTGGATCTTCTCAAGCCACAGATCCCACTATCACTATCTGCTCTCTGGCGGAGATCCTGACGTGCTTGAGCAGATGATTAGAGATGGTCGCTCCATGTTTGTCTTTGACCGTAAGCTCAATTTCTATACGTCAAGCGTGTTGGCTGGCACTTGCGGGATAGCGGCCGGAGTGGCGCACACATTAAAAGAGCAGGGAAGCTCGGCAAAGGTGTGGTGCTTCTTGGGCGATGGAGCTGAGGACGAGGGCCATTTTTATGAGGCCGTGAACTATGTGGCTGGGGCAGATCTACCCTGCACCTTTATTGTCGAGGATAACGATCGATCCGTGGATACGCCAAAGGCAGCCAGGGGAAAGGCCACGATGACTTGGCCTGATTGCGTCAAGCGATACCACTACACCCCAACCTTTCCGCATGGTGGCGCTGGATGTAAAACCATGGTCACATTTGATCCGTCCATTCGCCCGATCTGGTGACAAGAGGAGTTTAGAATATGCCCGCCGTCACCATGCTCGATCGTCTAATTGAAGCTGCGTTTCAAGAGCTTCTATCTGCAACCGTTACCGGGGTGACCTATCACTTGTCCCACGATAAGACGGAGAACATGCTGCCCTCGATCGTCATTAAAGCGACGTTAGGAACCGAAGAGCCCGTTCAGGGGTCTGGCGTGTTCAGCGTTCCAGTTGAAATCGTTGTCGATGATTCTTATGACGACACAACCGTGGACGCTCACACTCAAAAATGTTCCAAGATCTTGCAGGCGTTCTATGATTCCAGCCCGCTGGCAAATCGTCTAAATGCCACTACGGCCATCGGATCTGCTCGCTGTTTCAATGCAAAGGTGGAGTCAAGCGAAGCAGAGGCTGACGATGAGGAGCGTACAATGCGTCGCACCTACAGGCTGGCAGTTATCGCATATCCCAATTCGATCGCGAGTTGACACAAAATTTAAGGCAATATGGCAGCCACAACAATCGGAACTTCTGGCCTTCAGTTTGGCATCACTGCTGAAACGGGTGGCCTCGTACAATCTTTCACAGAAACCCGGAATGTCGAACGTGCGGAAGTTAGAAACCAAAGCGGCGAAGTAGTCGGTGCTGCCATGTACAACCCTACCGATACCTTTGCCTTTTCTACCACCATCACAGGCTCCTACGCCACTACGGCCGGAGCAGTCATCACAACCTTGGCAAACGCTGCCAGCACTGGCGGAAAAATTATTGTGGATAGCGTGACTGTAAACCGCGCCTCTGACGGGTTCGTCACGGTGGACGTTTCCGCGACTCGCTTCCCCAACATGAGCTAAAGCCCGAAAGGGCGGGCTAATGAAATCCTAAAAAATGATAGATAGCTTTTGGGGTACAACAAATATCAAAGTGGCTGCGGCCGCCTCGGCCTTTGGCGCTAAGTTAAGGCAATCTGATCCCGTTACTTGCATCGTAAAAGAGGATGGCCATCGTCAGTTTACCTTTTGGTTTTCCGTATCGGGCGGCGAAGAAGCAAAGGCCGAAATGGAACGCACTTGGGCAGACATGAAATCCGACGAAGAATCTGCAATTCGCTATGTGCGGGCAGCACTTGAAAACAGGGAAACTCTCCTAGGCTTAATGAAGCGAGCCGAGCCGATTATATCAATTCAGCGTGGCGGGCAGACGCTCCTAGTCAGCGAGCGTGCCAGCCCAGAGTTGAAACGAGCGATATTAAAAAAACTATGAGTGAAGATAATTTATTACAGGAACTGGATCAGGCATTCATATCGCCAAACAAACTTTTCAAAGATCAGCCGCTGGCGCCATACACTGAGGGCAGTAGGCTTTTGATGATCCAGATCCGCAACGAAAACGATAGCCCGATTTTCTTTGTTTATGCCTTCATTTACCTGCACATCTTGTTGGCGAAAGATAGAAAAGCCGCCATCAAACTGGCTTGGAACCAAGACGCATTCAGAGAAAAACTAATGGAATGGTCGGAGAATCTTGGCGAGGAGGATCGAGATACGGCAAGCCTGCTAGTCGCCAGCATTTTAAACGAATCGAATAAGGCCAAGGTGAACGTCATTCCATCCGGCGTACCACAGCCACCGGGAAACGGGTAACGCCAGGCGGAACCGCTTGCAGCGTGTTCGTCCTGGCTAAAGAAACTGGTTGGCCATTGATGACAATCTTATGGGAAATCCCTCTGGAAATTCTGCATCAAGCGGAGCACGTCTTTATGTATATGAACGGGGCAAAATTACGCAGGCCATATTCAATCGTGGGCACGGATCTTCGTGACATGGAGAAAGCGTTAGGACTATGAGTGCAAAACTTGTATTAGATAATAGAAAATTGCTTAAAGCTCTTAATGGATGGAAAAAACTGACAGCAGAAGAGCAGGCAAGGGAATTGCGAAAATCCGGCAGAGCTTTGGCTGTTAGATTGGCCAACGCAACTCAACCGTATGGACTAAATGCAAAGGCAAGAAAGAAGGGAGAAAATGCAGTTCTTGCCGATATTGCTTTAATTACAAAGCCTTTAAGCAGGCACTGGATGAACGAGGCAATTCGCATGAAACAATTTGATCCGGCATCTTTTAAGCGTCGTTTTACTAATAAGGAAGGAAAGGTTTGGCTAGAAGAAGAAGATGTTGAGCTAAATTCATCAACCATAAAACGATTTCATCAAAGCATGAGAAACAAGGGTGACGGAAGAACGCGAAGGGCGGGTGAGGCAGATCGCAACGTAGGGCGCCATACAGCAGCAAATCGCGGTTTTATTTTGAAAGTGCAACAGCAAAAATATATTAATGAAACAAAACGAAAAGTAGGAATTGCAAAAGCCGGCTGGGCCGAATGCGCAGCACAACTTGGCGGATTTGATGGCGTGAAAGGTGTGGGTAAAATTCAAGACTGGATTACAAAACTTATATCAAAATATGGAAGCGGATCAGTAATCCTTACAAATAAATATGTTCAGCTAACAAATAGCATCCCCTGGATAGGGCGAGCTTTAGGCCGTTCAGCTTTGCGCAAGACTCTTGACATCCAGCGAGGGACATTAGCCAAAAGCGTGATTGAAATCGTGAAACATAATTCTAAAAAAGCAGGGTTCGCGTAATGGACGCCGTTGCCACAGCCAAGCTAGCGCTAGACGCATCGGGCTTTGATCGCGGCCTTATGTCGGCTCAGGCGTCGGTAAGAAAATTTGCAAAACAGGCAGGCGGGCTAGTGGCCGGTGCTTTTGCGTTCGACAAGATTATTGCAGGCTTTTCCAGCGCTATTGAGAAGGGCGATCAGTTGCAGGATATTGCAGAAAAATTCGGCGTATCTGCCAGCAAATTGCAGCTGCTTGGGAATGCCGCATCTGTTTATGGCAGCGGCATCGATCAAGTATCTGCTGGGCTGAACAAACTATCATTGGCCCAGCAGAAGGCTTTGGCGGGGGATACTGGGCTCGGTAAGACTTTTGAGGAAGTTGGCGTCAGCATTGAAGATTTGAAAACAATGAAGCCGGAGGATGTTTTGTTGAAAATATCCGACAGCTTTGCAAGTGGCGCAAATGAGGGCCGCCAGTTCATTATCGTAAATGAACTTCTTGGCAAGGCGCAAACCGATCTAATTAAAGTATTAAACCAAGGATCGACGGCAATTATTGATCAGGGCAACGCTATCGGCGTGTGGTCGGACGATACAATCTCACAGCTTTCAGAAGCATCGGATTCTCTGAAAACATTTCAAAATACCTTTGTAATAATCTTTGGAGAGTTGGCAGCTTTTATCAATCCAGTCATCGAGTCATTCAAGCAATTTGGTGAAGAGATTGGCATGGTTGGCTATGCCTTAAAAACAGCATTTACTGGCGATATCAAAGGCGCCTATCAGATAGGCAAAGAAATAAGAAAACTGCATAAAGAATCGTTGCAACCTAAAGCAAAAGAAGCCAAATCAGCATCGGCTCCTTTAATGGAAAGCGCAGACGCCGTTGCTTCAGCCGCTGATGAAAAAAAGAAATTGGACAAACAATTATACGACGAGGAAATCTACGATATTCAGGAAGCTGCAAGACTTGAAGCCGACCGGGATAAAACGATTTTCGATCGCATGATGCGAGATGCCGAATATGCCAGGGACGAAAAGAAGCGGATCCTAGAACTTGAAAAAGACACGGCCCTTAAAAACAAGGAGCTGATTATGCGTGGGATGGAATCGTCTGGAACGATTCTGGATAAAGTCAGGGCATCTGCCGAACGCATGGGAATGGGCGGAATTGTTCGCCAGATCGATGCCCAGCGCATGCAGCAACAACGACAGACCGACGTAAGCCTGCTTTCTGGCGTTGGCGCTCAACCTGGTCAAATGGGATTTCGGCCAAACGAGCAGATTCAAGCATTGACGCAAACGGAGGGCGATTTACAGAGGCAGCAAAATACTGAACTTATTAAAAGTTTCACGGATATGCAGTCACTGGTCGCCCAGATTGTTCAGAAAATTGACGATAAACTTGGCGTGCCAGTATTGAAATCAGCCTACTAATATGAGCGCAGTTATCCTATCAACCACTCTAAACGCAGCCGGAAAAGTGTTGCGAAAGGCTACACGTTCCAACACGGTCGACGGCCTTGTTACCCTTATTGAAGAATACACGATCCGCCTTGCAGATATTGGGGCACTGGATCCAGAGGTCGGCACAAAACACAGCGTATTTTCGTCCGCTGCCGCAAAGTATCCAAGAATGCTAGTTGAAACCACAGCCGTCGATCCGCTTGACGGGGATCTCGCAAATCTAAAAGTCACATACGTCGGCTTGGATTTTGCCACCGGCCTGCCCCCCGCTTATGTCACAACTGTTGGGCAGCCTGGCGTTGGGATATTTGGCGCGGACACTGCAATTCTTGTAAAGTATCTAACGGACGCCAGCCTGTTCGACACACTGAAAGGCGGGAACATCAGCCTTAATCTTGGCACAACAAACCTTACACTTCCAACAAAGCGGCTAATGCCGACGCAAATTAACGGCACTACGATGCCGCCAAATCCAAGGCAACGCGAATATCGCCGAGCAAAAACAATTTTTGAGGCACAGGATGCGGCCGTGCTGGCTTATCAGGCGCAATACAATCAAAACTCAAGCGATGTAATCGGCCCGCGAATACTAAGTTATGCGCCGAGTGTGGAGTGGATTTATGCTGGCTACGTTCAGACTGGAATTAGCCTTCAGCGGCGTGGGCTTTTCAATCAGATTGAGGAGCAATTTACAGAATACTTCCGAGGATCAGATATCTTTTATCAAACCGATGGAACAGTCAATCTGACTAGGGTTAATTCGTTCTCGAATCTTAACTACACGTTCTAATCGCATGGCTGAAAATCCTCCAAACGCAGTTCTTTCTTCACGCTCCCAACCTCTCCGCGTAATACGACCCACCCCAGACGGCGTGGCGATTACAACCGATTATCTGAACACAATAATAAACCGCATCGAAGATCTGGTATTGATCGCAAAGTCACAAAAGCCAATCCCAGGGAACAATGTTCAAATCAACTTTACGTCACAGGGCGCCGTTATTAACGCGGTCACCCAATGATTCGTCCAGCCTTATCCAAACTAGCGGAAGGAACCAAGCTTACAGTCGATCTTATTAACGATATTATCAACCGCACGGAATATGCCGCCGATCTGTTGCGACAATATAAGCTAATCGCTGGGAGCGGAATGTACGTGGAGCCCCATTATGACGGAACCAGGGTGAGCTATTTACAGCCCGTAGGTGGTGGGGCTACGCGGCCGCAACCGATTAGCCCTGCGTACAGGATTGTTGGATACGCAACTGTGGGGGGAATAGCTAGGGGGTTCCTTTACGACGGATCAATTTTTACAGATATTATTTATCCCGGAGCAAGTCAGACATACGCCTATGGCATCGATGGCTCAAACATTGTGGGATATATAGATATCGGCGGAATAACCAAAGGCTTCTTATATGACGGCTCAACCTTTACAGACATAATCTACCCAAGTTCGTCCAGCACCCAAGCCTATGGTATCGATGGCTCAAACATTGTGGGATATATAGATATCGGCGGAATAACCAAAGGCTTCTTATATGACGGCTCAAACTTTATAGACATAATCTACCCAAGTTCGTCCAGCACCCAAGTCTTTGGTATCGATGGTTTTAACATTGTCGGATATACCCTTGTTGGCTTTACAGAAAAAGGCTTCCTATACAACGGCTCTACATTTACAGAGATAATTTATCCCGGCGCATCTGCGACCTATGCCTTTGGAATCGACGGCTCAAATATTGTTGGCACGGCAGTTATCTCCGGACTACAGCGTGCCTTTGTTTATAACGGCTCAACATTTACAGACATTGTTTATCCGGGTGCTGCCCCTGGCGGAACTGTAGCTTTTGGGATCGACGGCTCAAATATCGTGGGGTATGCAGTTGTCGGCGGATTAAATCGCGGCTTTATTTACAACGGCTCAACATTTACGGATATTATTTATCCCGGCGCAACTAGCACCATAGCCTTTGGAATCGGCTAAAATTGACACCCACTAATCCTAAATGGCCTCTACGCTAGATCTATACATCGACACATCCTCTGGCCAGCTTATTGAAGGCGGGAGCGTTGTGGGCGGCGCATTGCCAACGCTTACAAGAAACGATACTTACACTTTGCGCCTCCGCCTTTTGCAAAAACAGGCAAACGGTTCTTACGATGATATTACCACAACCGGCTCAAGTCTTAAAGTGGGGATAGGCACAATCGAGCAAGAACCCTCGGCTGGATCATTTAAGCTATCAATTAACGGGACGACGTCATCTGCTATTGCCTTTAATGCGACAGCAATTTCCGTATACAATGCAATTTCTAATAATGTAAGTACGGTTGCTCTGTACGGTACGGGTGATTACGGATCATATTTACTTACCGCAACTCAGCCTAATACGGCCATGTCATTTGGATCGGACTCATTTACATTATTCCCAACCAGTTCTGTACTCGTTAGCACCCGCAGAAACCCAGCGGCATCTGTGCAGGCGCAACAAGTGGTCAAGCTTGTTCGCAATCCAATCGTTTATTCCGATACTTTTACAACAACTCCAACAGCAGGACAGATCGCTCTTACAAAGCTATCTGATGGATCTACCACGCAGAACGAAACGTATGAGCTGACCGTTGGGGATCTTGTTCGGGGCGGATCTTTCGCCTTGGTTTTTGGGGCGAACGCTACAACTGGAATTCCTCTCTTTACCTCAGCAGTTTCAGTTCAGACAGCAATCTCGTCTGGCATTAGCACTGTCACGGCAAACTGCTCCGTGCAGGATAATGGAAAACAGGGATACATTATATCATTCACGGGCAGACTCGGCCTGACAAATATCGTTACAGCACTTTCATTAGACGCTACCGGAATACAGTTTACCCCGCTAAAACAAACAACTCTGACAATCAATACCGCTGAAGTTGAGGATGCTTTTGCTGATACTTCCGAAAATTCAATTACTCCGACTATTGAAATTGAACTTACCGAGGATGGCACCCCAAAGACAATATATCAGGGGTCGATTACATTAAGAAAAGATCTTATTACCGCAGGTAGCTCAGTCCCAGGAAATCAGGCGAGTTATTATACTAAGAGCGAAAGCGATGCTAATTTTGTTTCCAAATCCAGCCCACAATCTGGTCTCAATGTCGTTTCAGGCTTAATAAATGTTGGCTTATTTGCTTCGTCCACAACCTACGGCGTGCTGCCTCAATCCACAGAAACCATCAACGTAACAACATCATTAAACTTTGGAAGTGTTCCAAATAATTCCTCAACTTCTATTACGATATCGGTTCCTGGGGCATCGCTGAACGACATAGTGTTGCTTGGCCTTCCTGCTGAACTCACTGAGGGTCTTGCATTTTTAGGACATGTAGTGGCAACAGATCAAATACATGTCGATGCAATCAACGCAACCAACTCTAGTAAGACACAAAACGCTGCCACATTTCGCATTACCGTCATTGGCTACTAGCCTTTGACACACGCCATCCAGAAGTATGGCCGCAGGCGTTTATAATCTTACTATTGAACAAGGCGTGGATCTTGCCTTGGAAGTGGCCGTAAAGGACGGCACTGGCGCAACGTATTCGCTTGCTGGCGCAACCGCAGCCGCGCAGATCCGCGATACCTACAACGGCAACCTACTTGCCACGTTTGCGACCGTTACTGCCACTGGCACGACTGGCAGCCTTACCTTGGCATTAAACGCAGCGACGGCATCGGCTCTTCCTATCAGCGGCGGCAAATGGGATTTATTACTAACTACAAGTGCAGCCACTAAAATCCGCTTGTTGCAAGGTTCCGTGACGATTGCGGGCGAGGTGACCGAATAATGCCTATCACAGCCACAGTTTGCGGGCCTGCCAGCATTAGCGTTGCCATTGGTACGCCTATTGTGACGGGTGGAACTGGAGCGGGTGGCGTGACCACTGGCACGGCCGTGGCGCTGGCAATCGCCTTGGGATGACAAGGAGCACAAGAAAATGAAACAGATCTGGCCTAATTATTCTTATTCGCCCACCACTAACGTCTTGACGCTTACCGGGCTGAACATCGATCGCGATCAGCTACTGCTAGTGACGGCCGCCGATCGCGGGCGGATCATGTACAACTTTGCGGATAGCTCAGTGACTGCTTCTGCCTTTACGTCCGGCGCAAATACTGCACTCACCCTGGTTGCAACGACTGCCGGGCTAACGACCACCGCCGCCCTCGTCATCTATTACGACGATCAGGTGGCGAGTAATTCAGTAACCGTCAGCTCACTCCCCGCCATCTCTGGCACGGTGACGGTAAATTCTTCAGCTAATTTTGATGTGAGGGTGACTCAAGGGGGCGATCCAGTTGATGGAAACAATGCATTCCCAGTATATGGCACGGTGACGGCGAATGTTTTTGGTAAAGAGTCTTTTGGAAATACATTTGTTCCAATTCAGATTGGTGCAAGTGGAGAGAATTTTGGAAACGGAAATCGTATTGGTGTTTCTTTAATAAATGATGCTGGAACAGAATATGGCACTACTGGAACTCCACTAAACATTTCTGGCACAGTCACCATTGGCTCTGCCATTCCCGCTGGCACAAACCGAATCGGCGTGGTGACGATTGGAGCAGGGACGGTCACCATCGGAGCAGGAACTGCACAGATTGGCTCAGTCACCGCATCTATCTCTGGCACAGTTCCAGTAAGCGGAACATTCTTTCAAGCCACTCAACCAGTATCACTAACTACGCTCCCAGCATTAGTCGCTGGCACAGCCCAAATCGGCTCTGTCACGGCCTCTATCTCTAACAGCGTAGTCACATTCTACCCACTCCAAGGCACGACTGTAACTAATAGCAATTTTACAAGCACCACGGCCTCCACCACACTTGTCTCGGCAGTGGCGGGCAGGGAAGTGCTGACGGTATTTTCAGAGGGGCCTGGCAATCTATTCATTTCTAGCGGTGCTACCTGCACCACTATCAGTTATCAGGTTCGCTTATCTGCGGGAGACTATTGGGAGTGCCCGCAGGGACAGTTATCGCTTTTACACACAGCCGTGTTTTCTGCTTCTGGTAGCACGGCACGCGTTTGCCAAGTTAGCTAGGAGTAGGCGATGCCTTTGTATTCGGCAGTGGCTCCGTTGCCAGTAAATCAAAAGACCCGCAGGATGTTTAATCCAAGCAAAGTAGCGAATCTGGTCGGATGGTGGGATGCGTCAGATTGGGATACTATTTTTGATTCAACAACTGGTGGCAATTATGTAACCACAAATGGTTCTGAAGTGAAAAGACTCGAAGACAAAAGTGGTAATGGCAGGCACTTTATTGAGGCGACATCAGCACCGACACTTTCAATAGGACAAAAAAACAACCTTAACTCATTAAATTTTGCAACTGGTAAATACTTAACTGCCGCAATATCTGGAATAACATTTACAGCACAAACTGTTTTCATCGTTTTCCAGTTTAATAATCCGAGGATTGCATTTGGAAGGGTATTTACGCAACAAGCGACTGGATCGTCCGATTTTAATGGAACATCGCATTATATTCCAATTCTTCTAAATTCTAGCGTTAATGGGATTGTGTCATACGCTGGTGATGGAGCTAGAAGCAATGTTTCAGCAAGCATTCCAAATTGGTATATAGCCAGAGCAAGGCATAGCGGATCAAGCCTAACCGTGAAATTGAATGCAATAGAGGGATCAGCATTTTCGCATACATTAAATCGGACATTTAATAATTTTAGGCTTGGGGCAACAATATTAAGCACTCTTGGTGTGGACGCCTCGCTTCTTAATTCGTTTATTTCTGAATGTATTGTTTATTCGAGATCATTGACAGATTTAGAATCCGATCAAGTAACCAGTTATCTAAACTCCAAATACGCAATCTACTAAAATGCCCCTCCTCCTCCTCGCCCTCTTCTTCTGCTCCTGCTCGCCAAAGAAGCACACAGAGAACAACGCCCTCCCAGATTACGGGGAGATGGGGGCTGCTACCGACGCAGGCCAGGTGAAATGAATGACTGCGCCGGATTCAGCCGAATGGCGTGAGCTAGAAAGTTCTTTGCGATATCTCGAAAGTGAAGGATTTATAGAACGCTGGCGCGATAAGGACGGCGTAGAATGGGTTAGGATTGCGGAAGGAGCAGAGGGACTATGAGTACCGACCAAGTCGCTGAACTTTCAGAGCGGTTAAGCTTAGTCCGTGAATCAATCGCAAGGATCGAGACCCGCCAGTCGGTGATTCTGGATCTGCTAGAACGCTCGCAAGCCAGCCTAGGCGAGTATCACGGCCGCCTAACCAACATGGAGCGCGACGCCCACACGATAAAGACGAAGCTGTGGCTAGTAGCGTTAGTATCCGGGGCAGTAGTAAGCACGGTCTGGGAGTTGATCAAGCGTCGATTCAGCCTTTGACACCCCGCCAAGGGCATGGAACAACTAATCCCCCAACTACTTAAAATCGATTGGCTTGGCGCCCTTGGCGCACTTACCGCACTACTGGCAGCCGTTGCCGCCGTGGCCGCGTTTATCCCAGGTGAAGAACCTGAGCGCACGCTCGGTCGCATAGTGGATTTTCTGTCTAAGTTTAGTCGCAAATAACCACCCATGATCGCCGGCATACTAACGGCGTTGGGCGGGATAATCGGGATCGTGCTCTGGTTCTTAAAACGCAAATCACCGCTTCAGCGCAACTTTGAGGCGATAGAACTAGAACGCCGTAAAAGACTGAGAGACATCGATGCGTGGTGGACTAAACGCCCTCCTACTAGTTCTTAGTCTGGCTCTCTGCTCCTGTGCGACAACCTCGCAAACGCAGGACGGCCCGCCGCCTAGCCCGGACAGCATCAGCTATTTCATCTACGAGTGGGACAAGGCCGAGCGAACAAACAAGCCCTGCCCACAGGCTTACCGAGATCTGTTTGCGAAATCGCTCAAAGCGCTATCTGATAGCCTGGCAGAAACTGAAAGAGAGCGAGCGAGGCAGTGACCAGCCTCGCGGAAGCTAGTTCCCGTACCTTGCGGGCGATTGATTCCCTAGACGCCAGTTTCCAAAAACAGGTCAGGGGATGGGTGAACGAAATGGTCACAAGCCGTATCGAGCCTCTGATCTACTGCGGCCGTCGCACCATGGAGGAGCAGGCCGCGCTTTATGCAAAAGGCAGAACGGCTGGCGGCCGAATTGTGACTAAGGCCAAGCCAGGCGAAAGCTATCACAACTACGGCCTCGCGTTTGATTGGGTGCCGTTAAAGCAGTCAGGCAAAAACGCGGATCTGTGGTTTGCGGATTGGGACAACGAGACAGCTTTCCGCCTAGGCGAGCACGTCGGCGTGAGCTTTGAGCTGGCCGCAATCTCTTTCGAAACTGGTCACCTACAGTCGGCTAAATACAACAGCTGGCGTGACATTCCACGCAACTCCGTGGAACAAGTAATGGTCAAGGACATCCCCAAAAAGACAAAGGCCAAAAGCCTAGTCAGTAACAGGCCGTGGAGTTCACGGTGACGCCCGAACACGAGAAGCATCTGGCGGGGATCCTGCGCGATTTAACCAAGGATCTAGACGCTAAATATCGCCGGGGCCAAGACGAGCACGGTGGTGCTTTGTGGCGCAGGCCAGTCTGGAAGGATGCCTGGGAGGAAGTGCTCGATCTATGCACTTACGTGCACACCCTTAAAATGCAGCTCTCCGTGATAGCCGAGATCGCGCTGATCGGGGCGAGCGATGAGAGCGTGGTGGCCGCACAATCGCGTGAGAGTTGCCGTCAGATCTTGGCCGTGCTGGAAGGATTCCCGTCGGCCGCCGATAAGAAATGAAAGTCATCCGCAAGTGGAAGCGCTGGCTGGCGGTTAGCTGTAGCCACGGACACCTGGCGAACGCGGCCGCCTGCCGTGCCGCATTAGAAATGAAGCGAAGGTGGCAGCCAGATATGACGCTGCACTTGGGGGATTTCGTGGATCTGTCCGGGCTAATGGGCAGCGCTAGGAAAGATCCGGATTCGCCCGAGCGCAGTTCGTCGATTCGTGAGGATTTTGATGCAGGAGTTAATTTCGTTCGAGAACTGGCGCCACGCTACATTTTTGAGGGAAACCATGAGCACCGCCTAACGGCTCTACAATACTCGCCTAGCGCAATCGTCGCTCACTGTTGCACCTCGGCCAAGTCGGAGATTTACAATATGTGCAAGGATCTCAAGGCGCAGTATGTGCCTTACGACATTGAGAAAGGCTGGCGCATTCTAGGAGGCACAGCATTTGGCCACGGCTATATGTTTTCGGAATCCAGCGCGGTGCGTGATCATGTGGAGATGGTTCAAAAGCCTATCGTGATGGGACATCTGCACAGGATAGATCGAACTGCGGGCCGTAGTTTTGGCGCACCCGTAGGCTGGTCGATCGGTTGCCTAGCCGATATTCCCAGCATGCACTACGCCCGGCGCCAGCGGTCGGTTACCAGGTGGCAGCATGGGATAGCCTGGGGCGAGTACGTAGAAGGCGGGCAGGGATGCACGGTCAACGTGCTCTCGCCAGTAGGAGGCGTGTGGCGTTACCCAGTGTAAAGTCAGATTGGGCGACTGTACTAACGGAGTATGTCGCTGGGTATCGTCAGGAGGTAGTGCCACCCGGCTGGCTGACTAAAAAACAGATAGCCGAGCTGTGGGGCAAGTCGGCAAATTACGCCAACAAACTTTTAGCCTGCTTGGTTAAAGACGGCAGAGCCGAAAGAAAAAGTTATGTGATCCGATTGCCTCACGTTGATTCAAGCGGGAAAAAGTTTCTAGGCCATTGCCGCAAGGTACCGCACTACAGGCTGATCACAGGCAAATCGCCTAAATCTTAGCGTTTATTTTCTTTGGCCAGCTCTTTAACGAGCAGGGTGGTGATAAACGCGGATAAACTTAATCCGCCCTTCTTGGCTAGTCGCTCGCCGTTGCGTTTTACTTTGGGGTCAATTGTAAGGTTGGTTTTTACCTTTTTCATAGGTAGGATTGTATGCGTAATAAATACGCATTCAAGTATGAAAAGAAAAGTTAATGCCCAAAAGAAAAGTGTTGCTAATACGCCGTGTGTGCGTAGCAAAGGCGTATGCCACGACGTCCACTCAGCGGGTTTAAAGCAGAAAAGACAAACATAGTTCTGCCCGTTGCGGTAAAAAAAGCATCTCAAAAACTGGCCGCTGCCCGTCGTATTTCGCTTTCTCAGCTCATCACTCAACTGCTTGCCAAAGCATCGGGAGAGCAAAGCTAGATACACTATGAGCTCGGGGCGTCTCCACGATACTGCCATGAAACTCCGTCAGGAGAACCAAGCTCTTTCCCTTCGCCAACTAGGCGCTGCTTACGGGTTCGGATACGTGCGAATCAAGCAAATGCAGGCATTGCCTGGATTCCCGCTGATCGCGGGTAAGGTAATTCCCTCTGACTTTGATCAATGGAGGCTGCTGCAGACTGGCCTAAGTTCACTGCATCGCGCAAGTCGTCCACACAGTGCCGTTGATACAACTCGTGCACTAAAGTCGACGAGTGATTCACGAGCCTCATGGCGACAGATTGAGAACAGCCTGAAAGCCGCAGTCTCGTCACTCGGGTTACCCGAAGGGAATGGAAGCAGTGACGTTTAAGACCGCATATATCCAGAAGGCGACGCCAGCAAAGCGAGGCTCGCGTGCGTGGCACTTCGCAAGTGATCTCGCGTCCCTCGGCCTTCATCTTGGCGAGCATGGGTTCGATGGCGGCCGGAATGGGGATGCTGAAGGATTTGCCAGTGCCACCCTTGGGGCAGGGGAAGGTAAGGATGCGATTCTTCAGATCTACGCAGTCGAGGGGTATCTGCGTCTCACGCAGACGGCAGCCAGTAGCCAGAGCAATCTCAAAGCTGATTCGCATCCATTCGGGCACACCTTCCACAGCCAGAGCCTTCCGGGTGATTTTAATCTCATTGTCCGAAAAGACGGGTTTAACTCGGCTGATCGGCCCCCTCTTAATTCGGTAATCCAGAAGGGCGACAGAATCCATCCTGCCCAGCAGTCTGCCCTGGCGATGAATCCATTTAAGAATCTTCAGATCTTGGCAGGCTTGGTTCCGTCCAGCCTTACCGCCGGACGTGCGTGGAAGGCTTTGGCGCCACTTCAAATAAATTTCACAATCAGATGCAGAAAACGCTTGCAGGGTTATTTTCTTTTCGATAATAAATCGCGCAAGATGACGCCAGCAATTCCTGTAATACACTTTTGTCAGAGGAGAAACAGGGTGATTTTCAATCAAATCGTCAACCCAATCGTGGCCGCAATCTTTTCGCTTTTCATTAACGCCAAGTCGAGCGGCCTCGGCCGTTGCCTTAGCGCGATGCAGCGTATTGTCGATTCGATAGCGGGTGCTTTTACTACGCCATTTTCCAGTCGGGTCTTTAAAACGAATAAAGAACCAAGGGCTGCCGCGTTTCTGATAAGAATACGCCATGGTGATAACGGTAACATTCGGTCAGTTTAACGCAACAAATTACTATGAAGCTCCCAATCATAATCAATCAAATCGAATCAGGTAATTGTACCGTGGGTTCAAATCCCACCCCGTCCGATCCTTATCACTATAACGACTTATGCCGAAACGGTAACACGGCGGTAATAACTGAGCCTAAAAAGGCTCACTACCAACAACTTAATTTAAATTCGCGGGGCGGGTACGATTTGACCCCCGACGCGTTCGTTTATCACCCTAACCCCGCCGTGTGCCGCATGTGGCACGCCCAGCACGAGGCCAGCAAATGATTTCTTGGGAAGTCATGCGGGATCTTGCCCAGGTGTCGGCCTTAATCCTCGGCTGGCTACTGGCGATCGGTTGCGGAATCACCGGCCTGACTATTGGCGCAGTGATCTTTTTCTGGGTCGTAGATTTTATCCGCAAGGAGTTGCTGTGAGCGTGCGTGACCTAGAACAAGAGGGCGTATTGCCCATCAGTGCTGCCCAGTCCTACGGATCGGCCCAGCTATCGCAGACGACTGCTCTGATTGATCTACAGACCAAGCATCGCGATCTCCGCAATCGCCTAGACCGCATAGAGGAGATTTTAGAATGCCTTCTGAAAAAAAGCGGGGTGCAATCGTGAGCGCATTGGCCAAAAAATTCGTCGTGCTTTGGACTGTGGCTGGCGGCCCGGAGCTAGTGGCCGAGCACACATTCCACCCCACCCGCAAATGGCGTTTCGACTTTGCCTGCAAATCCGCCCGCTGTGCGATCGAGCTGGACGGCGGTGCGTTCCTACCGTTTGGCGGCCGTCACGGGCGTGGGATGGGGATGGTCAAAGATTGCGAAAAGTACCGAGCTGCCGCCGACCTGGGCTGGCGCATCTGGCGTTTCACAACCAAGTGCCTGACGGCTGAAGCAGTAGCGATGACTGCCAAGTCATTCCGCCTTTCGATGAAGGAGAAAACAAAATGAGCGAACCAAAGGAACCAATTAAATTTAACAACGAAAAGCCTGACTACGAAACCGAGGCTTACGAGCGAGAGGAGCGTGACTTCGATTATGAGGAACAGCGTTTCGCGGATTACTACGGCAACAACCGCCGGGGCTGATTATGACCGACCTAACGAAATTTCGCCTAATCGAAAACATCGAAGTCATGGCCTGCCGCAACTCAGCCGAGCGAGTTGTGAAGGCCGTGAACCGTGGCGATCTGGCGCAAGCCAAGGACTTGGCCCGCAAACATGAGATCGCGTGGCACTTGGCCGACCGCGAGTTCCAAGACCTTAACCAACCGCACCGAAATAACGATTTTTGTGACGATGAGTAGTCGTTGCAAATCCAAGAAACAAAAACAAAGAAACCAAGAAAGGAAATCCTAGTATGCCAATCGTAGCATCAAGAGGGGGCACATATACGCCAGCCCCGGAAGGGAATCACGACGCAGTGTTCTGCGACGTTGAGGATCTCGGCGTAGTGGAAACGCAGTATGGAAAGAAGCACCAGATCAGGTTGGTCTGGCAGATCGCTGAGAAGATGGAGGACGGGCGGCCGTTCACCATCGGCCGGCGTTACGGACTGAGCCTGCATGAGAAGGCAGCTCTGTTCAAAGATCTGAAATCCTACGCCAAAAAGGCGCCACCGCAGAATCTGGATCTGGAAACCCTAATCGGTAAGCCGTGCCAGATCCTCGTGACACATGCGGAGCGTGATGGATCAACCTACGCGAATGTGCAGGCGGTACTGCCTGCCGGAGCGAACAAAGTGAAAGTCGACAAAGACTTCGTCCGGAAATGCAATCGTCCGGGCGCACCGAAACCAGCCGTCGTCGAGTTAGATGCCGACGGAACACCCGTGCCGTTCTGAGCGCTTGGCCGGGGTGGGCAATCCCCACCTCGGCCAGAAAGAATACCAAAATGGAAATCCTAACTTTAGTAGTTCAAATCGTATTCCCCACAACCGCAGTCGTGCTGGCTCTTATGACCATGCGCTTGCTGAAGGACTGGCAGTAATGGCTGCGCTTATTGCCACGGCAAAGACGGAGTCGTCGCACTATTACCTGGCGTCGGGCGAGTCGTGCCACGGTGATCTGCGATCCGCCCGAAAGGTAGGGGCGTATCCGTCCGTGACCACAATCCTCGGAGCGGCTGGCCCCAGCAAGCAGGGGCTGATGAATTGGAAGGAGGAGCAGGCGATTCTATCCGCTCTGTCGCTACCACGGAATGATGGCGAGGCCGACAGCGATTTTGCCAAGCGGGTGGTACTAGACAGCAGGAAAGAAGTTGAGGCGGCCGCTATTAGAGGCACGCAGATTCATTCCCTGGCTGAAATCATAATCAACGGCGAGGAACCCGGTGAGCTTGTGAAAGGATACGAGCCTCACTTTGCATCGCTTAAGGAATGGCATAAAGACGTCACAAAAGTACACGCCAGTGAATCGGTGATGGTTAATCAAGCAGAAGGATACGCAGGCCGGGTGGATCTAATTTGCGACATCAATGGCGAGATCGAGGTGGTGGACTTTAAGACACGCAAATTTAAGAACGGCAAGGCGGCAGGCTATGAGACTGATCTGCTTCAGCTCAGCGCCTATGCGTACGCTTTCACGGACGAGCACATGGCCTGTCGCAACGTGTTGATCGATCCAGTGACGGGGCAGTTGGCAGAAGTCAAATACACGGCAGAGCAGGTCTGCTTTGCGTTCGAGGCGTTCACGTCCATCTGCAAGGTATGGCGCTGGCTGAAGAAGTACGACCCGCGGGAGGTGCGCTGTGATTGAGATCCTGCCCGAACAATCCACCCAAGAGCAGTTACTGAACCGCGTGCGATCGCTGGCCCGTGAACTGGCGGAGGCGAAGGCCGCGCTGGCGGCTGCTGAAGGACGCGAGAACGATCTGATCGATCGGATAAGGGCAGGGCTATGAGGACGCTGCTATCAATTCTGGCCCTGCTTGGCTTTACAACGACGAAACTAAGTAACGCACTAATCGATTTGCGCCCGATCGCCAAAAAGATCGACGTGAAGAAAATTAAAGTGCGGATCACTGGCTACTGGCCAGGTGAGGACGAGTGGAGCAGTCGCTATCAATCCAGCACCGGAACTAGGCTGCGGGCTGGCCGTCACTGCGCAGTCGATCCCGACATCATTCCGCTGTGGTCAAAGATTCGCGTGATGGGCGGAAAGCGTGAGTGGGTGGCCGTGGATACGGGCACTGCCGTTAAGAGCAAGAAGGCGAGCGGTGGAAAGTTGCCCGTGGTGGACGTCTTTGCTGCGAGCGAAAAGCAGTTTAACGCGATGCGTTTGCCGAAGGTGGCGATGGTGGAGGTGATTAAGTGAGTACGAAAGCCGCTACGTTTGCGTCTAAGCGCATTCGCGCTGCCGGCCTTGGCGATACTCGGCCGACGTTCCGCCGCCTGGGCGTGATTGCTGGCATGCTGCGCCGGGATCTGACGCTGCCTAGCTGTGCCAGGTTGGGCGTTAAGCTCGAATGTAGCTACAAGACCATTCAGCGGGACATCGATCTGCTGCGCGACTTCTTTGGCTATCCGCTGGAATACGATCGCAACAAGTACGTCTACAAACTGGCGGGGCCGCTGCCGAAGGCGGTGCTGTGAGCTTGCAGGATATTCTAGCGATGTTCTCCGCCCGCGTCATCGGCACTTACACGCCGGAGCAGTACGCAGAACAAGTGATCATCGCCCGAAATAATCGGATGCGGTGGGGAATGGGGCAGTGGTGATGCTACAAGCAAATTTATTTAATGTTGAGGAAGAAACAACAACTTCTTCAACAACTGGAGATCTTTACGCAACTCAAATTACAGGTGATTTAGGCGAGCTGGAATTTGATAAATTTTGCACACAAAATAATATATCATATTACAAATCATCATCAGGAGCTGCGCCTATAGATCGAATAATTATAACCGATTCTGACAAAACTATAAAAATACATGTTAAAGCTTCTGTAGAAATGCTGCATAGCTCTCGCAATCTTCCATATTGGCAATTTAATACTCAGGAATCACCTAAAACTGCTGATTATTACTTTTGTGTTGGTTTAGCCAAACACACTCGTGAAAAAGAATTTATATTATGGGTTCCGCATGAAATCGGTAAGCATAAACGTTTTCAATGCTCTACAAAAAATATGTGGAAATATTCTGAATTTCTCAAAATTCCTAATGAAATAATAGATGCAACAAACATCCTACAATTTGAATGAGCGTCAAGCGTTTAACATGGCAGCGGGAAATTCTGGAGCGTGCAATGAGAGATCTAATTGCCGGACGATTATCTTCAGCACGCACTAGGCTCGATCTTGGAATTAAAATGGCGGCTGAAATGTTAAATAAAGCCGAAGCATTTAAAGCAAAAGCCATTGAGGCAAAAAAAGCAAAGGAGAGCAAATGAAGGATCTAGGCAAAATTACTTTTGGCAAAGCACGCCCTGCACCGAAGCAGGTTCTAGTCGACGTAAGCTATGACGCCAAAACAGCGAAGGCGTTGCACTCATTTGGGCTGAGGCAGCTAAAGAAAGATGAAGAGGCAGTGATTCAGTACGTGATCGTCAAGGCGCTGGGGGCGTTTGCTAAAAAATGATAGCACCGCTGCCGCCCGCTATCGAAGCCATCCATCGCAACGGAGCCGCTGAAGGCGAACGCAATACTCAGCTATTTAAGCTGGCCTGCCAATGGCGTGACCAAGGGCTGACCGAGTTCGACGCAACGACTAACGCAGAGGAGTGGGCCTACAAGGTAGGGTTATCGCAGAACGAGGCCGTGAGCGCAGTCAGATCCGCATTTAGCAAACCAGCTAGGGAGGCGTGGAAGCCGAAGGCCAAGTATGCTTATCAGAACGGGGCGATCGTGCGTGAGGATCTACCAGTTCCGCCCATGCCCATTAGCGTGGAGAGCGGGCCGGTCGATAAATTCCTGACTACCTGTTTCGACGTGGGCGATCAGATCAATATCTGTCGATCAATTAAGGACGGAGATCGAGAGCGGCCGGACGGCGCAGGCGAAACGCGAAGCCGGGAGGAATGGCTAGAGCTGTTTAAAGGCGACGGATTGAAGGAGTGGCAAGGTGATGCAGTGGGCGTCTATGTGTCGATCAACGCTAACAACGGAAAGAATCGGAAAGCCGAGTCGATCGTAAAGTACCGCCACTGCCTGATCGAGTTCGATGAAAGCACGATGGCTGAACAGTGGGCGATTATTAAGCGCAGTGGCCTGCCTACGTCGTCTATCATAAAGAGCGGATCACGAAGCCTGCACGCTTGGGTTGAAATTAGGGCAGCCAATGCCAAGGAGTTCGCTGAACGAGTGGACTTTATCTATAAACATCTAGAACACTCAAAACCCGATCCTGCCAACAAGGACGCAGGGCGGTTGTCGCGGTTGCCCGGTGCGATGCGTACTGCCACAGGCTTACAGCAGGAATTAGTCGAGTGTGGCGCACCTACGCTGACCTACATGGAGTGGATGGAGCGCACGATTTACGGTGATATTCCTGAGCCATATAGCTGGGAGCAGTTGGTCAATTTCAAGGAAGATGCCGACATAACGCAACTGCTAGGCAAGCGGTGGATTTGCCGTGGCGGATCGGCTTTGTGGGTGGGTAGCAGTGGCCTTGGTAAGAGCGTGCTGTGCTTACAGGCCGCAATCACCTGGGCGGCCGGCCGTGATCTTTTCGGCATAAGCCCACACGGTAAGCCGTTGAAGTCGCTAATCGTGCAGGCAGAGAACGATGAGGGTGACGTAGCAGAGGCCTTACAGGGCATCTTAAAGGCACTGGATCTGACCGCAGAGGAGTTGGAACGTGTGAAGCAGAACATTGTGATCGTGCGTGACTGCACGTCCACGGGTGAGCGGTTTGTCGATAGGATGCGTCGCCTAGCTGAAAAACATAAGCCTGACCTAGCCTGGGTAGATCCGTTGCTGGCGTTTATCGGTGGCGACTTATCCAGCCAAGAGACGGCCGGTGGCTTTTTGCGTAATTTGCTTAACCCACTCGCCCTATCTGGCGGATTTGCTTGGATGCTTATGCACCATACGCCAAAGCCAACACGGGACGGCAGCGGTTACCAAGGGCACGACAAGGCATATAGCGGATTTGGATCAAGCGAGCTTACGAATTGGGCAAGAGCCGTTTTAATGCTGTCGCCTTGCGGCCAGGATGAGCAAGGAACGTACACATATAAGCTAGAAGTGACCAAGCGCGGGAAGCGGTCTGGCTTGCGTCCTGGCGTGACTGCGAGCGATTTTATAGCCAGCAAGACGCAGCCGTTAGTTCATCTAAAGCATGCCGACAAGGGGATGGCTTGGATTGAAGTGGGGGCGCCAGAAAAGTCAGTGGGCAGAAAGGCCATGTCGATCAATTGGGGCAAACTACCCGAAGGGGCTAAATACAGCCAAGTGGTCGCATTTGTACAACAGGCCACCGGGTTGCAGGAACGGCAAGCGAAGGCCCGTGTGAAGCAGGCTAAAGAGGACGGTTTGATCGAAGAAACTGTGGCTGGTTTATTCAGCAAAAAGGTGACAAATGAGCCGTTTTAACGTTAGTGCAGTAACCCTTATTGCACTAGTGCAGTATTGCGGAGCATGTAGGTGCAGTAATAAAGGCCCTTTAGGGCCTATTATTGCACTAATGCATTACACCATTTCCATTACTGCACTAACTACTGCACTAGCGGGGTTAATCTAATATGATAGATCAAGAAGCAATCGAACGAATCCCAGCGGTTATTCCACATCCAGCAAGTATGATGGATAGCTTGCAAGACTTAGTCTTTGAGTCATGCGATGATCTAAAGATTACGGTTACCACCTCAACGGTTGCGACTATCACAAAAGTCATAGAGCACCTTATGGATAAGTCTGCCGATCACCCGGCTATGGCCAACCGAACGGACACGCTGGGGCATGCGGTTTTAAACATATCTCTTAACCGCTCACCTGAATCTATGACGGCCGTGGCCAAGCGGTACGGCATCACTAAACAGGCGATAAGTAAGAAAGTCACAGAAGTCTATGACCGGCTAGGTATCCGAGCACGATCGCAGAAGAGCGAGAAGGCCCGCGAATCCTACCGCAAACGAGCATACCGCGTCCACGCCAAGCGGCGGCGTGAAGCGCCTAAATTCAACAGTGCCGCACTAAAGAAAGGCATGAACAAATGAAGCTACTATCAGTCATAAACAAACTTAACGAAACGCGAGACAAGGCGATTGAATTGGTAGGCAGGACGATCTCACTGGCATCTGACGCTGGCGAGATCATCGCCGTGGCACGCACTGAAGGTAAAGACGTGCAGGCGATATGTGAGGAGGCAGGCATAACCGAAGAGGTGGGTAAGCGATATGAAAAAGTCGCAGCCACTCAGAAACGACTGAGCAGTGGCGATGCAGATCCCAGCCTTATGCGTCAGACTTATCTGCGTATCGGCATCTTGCCCGACCCCATCACGATGAGCGAGCCCAGCGAACCCAAGCACTTCTTGTTTCCAATAATGAAAGCAAGGCAGTGGCTTGCGTCCAGAGGCGCAAAATTTATCGCTCAGGATAAGGCGCTGAAGGAGCAATTCCTAGCGGAGGCCGAGCCGATCGTTAAGGCGTACAACGACCTGCGGGGGGCGGCCTAGGTAGGCCGGCTTGCGTAAGTGCCTAAGGAATCTTTTTGCTATTGGCGGGCAAACGAGGTGCTTGCAACTGCCACCTCTTTTTTGAGTGGTTTAAAAAAACATAGTTAGACCCTATGGGACGCCGACCAAACACCGCAATCCTTGCTCAAGCCGCTGCCACCGGCGTCGGTTTGCGTCAGGCCCGTCGCCAGCTTGAGAAAGGGCAGGCGGTTGCGGCCGCCAAGCCGATGAAGCCGATCGCCGGGATAGGATTAGACGGCGAGATCGATCGACTGGAATCGCTGGCCGCTACTTTGGGCGAGGCAGCCAAGGAGGCGAGCGGGCCGGAGCGGTCGTCACTGATAGGCGATTACACTCGCGTCGTGGAGGCACTGCGAAAAATGAAGGGCGACCGGCCCGACATCAACGAGGCGGAGGGCAAAATGGTACCGATCGACGAGGCAGACAAGATACTGGCACGCCGGACTAACGCACTAATCCCGCTACTGCTTGGCATGCCCAAACGCCTAGCCCCGATCTGCGCCCATAGGCCAGCCGCCGAGATCCAGAAAGAGGTGGAGAACGAGGTGGGGCAAGTAATGCGACAAGTGCAGGCGGCACTGTGAAGGCGGCCGAACAGCTACTTAAACGCGAACGCGACCGCTGGAACTTTGAGCCACCGCCGTCCGTCATTCAGTGGGCGGAAAAGAACATCCAGCTAGATAGCAGGATTACGGCTCGCCCAGGTCTTTACTCAACCAAGTACACACCCTACGTCGCGGGCGTACTAGAAGCACTGGCCGATCCGGGCGTGCATACCGTTAGCCTTTGCTGGGGATCGCAGACAGGCAAGACACTGACGCTGGCCATCTGGCTGGCGTATAGAATCGCCAACGACCCAGCGCCAGCACTGCTCGTAATGCCGAACGCGGATCTGGCTAGAAGTTACAGCGAAACGCGGCTGACTCCGATCTTTGAGAAGTGCAAGCCGGTGCGGGCGCTTTTTCCATTCGATAGCGACGATTTTAAAATTTTAGAGATGCAGTTTACCAGCATGACTCTCAGCCTGGTCGGATCGAATAGCCCAGCGAACATCAGCTCACGTCCGATCTGCATTGCGGTATTGGACGAGCTGGACAAGTTCGCGCCACCAACCGAACGCGAGGCGGCCGCTTACAATCTGGCGCTAGAACGCACAAAGGCTTTTCCAAACCGCAAGCACGTCCTGACTAGCACGCCGACGTTAAGCACGGGCGATATATGGCAGAACTATCAGGCAGGAACGCAGGAAACTTTCCACGTCCCTTGCCATGCTTGCGGTGAAATGCAGGCGATGGAGTTTGGGCAAGTGCGTTGGGCAGATAGCGCACGCAATCCTGACGGCAAATGGGACTTACAGAAAGTAGGGGAGACGGCCGCATACCATTGCACAAAGTGCAACGAGCCGTGGACTGAAGGCCATAGGCGATCAGCCGTTGAGCAGGGCAAGTGGGTGGCAGCAAATCCAAACGCAGAACGCGGAAGGCGAAGCATGCGACTGCCTAGCTGGTATTCGCCAACCGTCACTTTTGCCGACTGCGCCAAACAGTTCCTAACTCAAAAGCATTATCTGCACGGCTTGCAAGGATTCGTGAACGGATGGAGTGCGATGCCGTGGGAAGACCAATTTGACGACGATAAAACAATCGACATTCCCGCCGGCGCATTTGCGAAAAAGCAAGATTGGGAAACGGAACATATTAAACTGGCGGCCATAGACAGACAGATCGACGAGTATTGGTTCGTGGTAAGAGCATTCGCCAGGGACGGAACAAGCAGGCTAATTGATGAAGGCCGGGCACGAACGATCGAGGACGTGGCGCAACACCTGCACACGTTAGGCGTTCAACCCAAGCACACCGCGATGGATAGCGGATATGAGACGCACGATTCGTACAGAATCTGTGCCCGCTATAAGTACACGGCATTAAAGGGCGAAGAGCGTCCTGCCTACTGGATCGAAACGCCACGCGGGCGGATGAAGTCGGTACACTCGGCCGAGCAACCCACTGACGCAGGCTGCATGCTTCTGCTTCTCAGTTCGCCAGCCTGTCAGGATTTGCTGGCATGGTTGCGACGAGGGCAGGGGCCACGCTGGGAAATTGCCCATGACGTAAGCCCGGACTATCGCGAGCACATGAGCAGCCACAAAAAGGTGCATCGGATTAACCGCAAGACAGGGCGCGATCACTACGAATGGATACGGATCAAAAGCAGGCAGGATCACTTGTACGACTGCGAAACATACTTGGCTGGCTTTGCCGTGTATGGAAAAGTGATTAGGCCAACCGCTTCACTGGACGAGGAATCGTTGACACCCGTGGCGTCGTGATGGCTATTTCCCGCAGACTCACGCGGGCAGTTGCGACGAACTACCTGGCTCAAGCCTCTGGAGTTACCGCAAGCGCCCTGACTAACCTTGCCACTGACCGCAACGCGGCAATGACGGGCGCAGCATCAGGCCGTGCACTGGTTGGATCTTCAGCGGGCGGTCAATCGGCCAGCTTTCAAATCGATCTTAAACCCACCGAACGGGTTGAGCTATTTCAGGCCGCAATCGATTACCTAAACGGCGTGCAGGTCACACGCACCAGCGCCTCATTTTCTTACATTCTGGATAGCTGATTATGGCACAGAAACTTTCACTCGTGGCTCGGATGGGCGCAGGCATTAAAGCGTTTGGAGCTGGATTCGGTGCAGGCATCAGCACGTTTCAACCCTACGAAGGCGCAGGCTTTTCCCGTAAGCGCCCCGTCATCTATGGCGCCCATGCCCGCGATTCACGACTAGATCTAAACGAAGCGACACGAGTTGAGCTGCTAAAGCTCGCCCGGCACATGTACCGTAACGTCGGGCTGATTAAAGGGGCGGTGGATTCGATCGCCACCTATTCGATTGGCCCAGGACTCCGGCCGCAGTATCGCGGTGCAAATCAAGATTTTGGCAGATTGTGTGAGGAATACTGGCGCGATGTGGTAGTGCCATCGCCTGAAGTTACTGGGCGCATGACTTGGACAGACATGCTGCTTGCACTATCGCGATCGATCGACGTGGATGGTGATGTATTCGTCATCATGACGGAAAAGGGTAAGCTGCAAATTGTCGAAGGTCATCGCGTTTGCGAGGGCGATGACTACGGAACTTCTGACGGAGTGTTCCTCGGCAAGCTCGGCGAGCCTACTGGATACTTAGTTCAGACTGGCGAGCTGTACCGAAAACTGGGGGCAGATACCGTCATTCATCTAATGGAACTGGAGCGGCCAGATCAAATCCGTGGCGGATCTTCACTAGCCCGCGCATTGAACCACGTCCGTGATTTGAAAATGCTTGGCGAGTTTGAGAAGGACGCATTGAAATTGCAGGGATCGATTGCCGCCGTGATCACCACCGACCAAGGCGACGAGCTGGCAGGACAGGGTGGATTCTTTGGAACCGTGCAGGCTCAAGATACTGGCGAACCAACAATCGCCCGCGAGGAGATCACCAGCTCGGCAACCATCCCACGCCTTTCACCTGGCGAAAAGATTGAGATGATCGGGCCGAATAGACCGCACGCTGGCTTTGAGCCTTTCGCCAAGTTTCTGATTCGTGACGTGGCCATGGGCCTCGGCTTGCCCGTTGAGTTTGTTTACGACCCAGCCAGCGTCGGCGGGGCTGGGATGCGGTTTATTGTGGCAAAGGCACAGCGCAGATTTGAACAACGGCAACGCCTGCTCATCGATAGATTCTGCAATCGTGCATGGCGCTTTTTTATTGGGGGCGCTATTGCAAACGGGGATCTGCCAGCCGCTGAAGATTACGCCAAGGTTACGTGGCAAACACCGAAGTCACTAACCGTGGACGCAGGGCGTGAGGCAATGCAGGCCCGCGAGGACTACAAGGCGGGCCTATCCAGCTTGCAGGATTACTTTGGCGAACTTGGCCAAGACTGGGAAGAGCAGGTCAGACAGATTGCTAAAGAGCGTGAATTTGTCGCATCGATTGGAACCGTTGCGCCACAGACTGACGTGGCGGCCCCGGTGGAAGTAGTCAAAGAAGCACCCGCAATCGATGAACCCGCGCCAGTTAATCCAGAAAAAGATCCGAACGCTGGGCCAGATGCGGAGCTAAGCGCAAGGGTTGAGCTAGATTTGCCAACACAAAACGCAGGCGAGACTGATGATAAGTTTATGGCTCGCTGCATGGGCAACCCAACAATGGTATCCGAGTTTCCAGAAAACGATCAAAGAGCAGCCGTTTGTGCTAGGCAGATGAAACTATCCGCTAAGCCACAAACAGAATCTTTCACCATGCGGGACGATCCCGACTACAAGCTCAGCGACAAAGAACTAGACATGGTCGCAAACGCAATCGGGCTTAAAAAAAAAGAAAAAATAGAATTAGCTAAACCCACGGCCGGCATGATTGCCGAA